GCCAATATCCAGGCCACAGCCATAACATAGCTGTTGCCCAAAGTGGTGTCGGCTCCACCAGTATCCCGGAAGGGCCGCGCAGCACGCTTAATATCCATCCGAAGGCCTTCCGCCCGTGCTTTATACGTGGCGTAAGAAAGCGCCTTGAGTACTCCTCGAACCTCCTCAGGTACTCCTAAGGCTTTCAACGCCTCGTATTCAGCGGACAGTGGGCCCTGGGACTGACTTTGATCATACATGCTCGCGTCCCCTTCGATAACCTCCGCCCCTTTCACTCCCTGACGGATCACCAAAGAGTCATCACCAGCCACCAAGACTATCGCTTCACCCAGACTCAACCCATCCAGGTACTTAGTAAAATCTGATAACATCTCATCGGTGCTCTTCGCCGCGTAAATAACCCGAACGCGGCAAGAACCGTCAGGACTCTCATGCCATCGTGTGCCATCGAAAGCCCATTGCCGGGCAAGGCGCTGTGTTGCCTCGTAAACACAAGGACCCACAAACGCCTGAGCTCGGGGATGGACATTTGCAATGGCGCGGGGTTTCATGCCTTGACCACGCATGAGGATTTCATCGGTCTTAACCATCACCTTAGTTGATGCCAAGACCGGATCATCCACATGCACAGGGCAAGAAGCGTTTTCCGCCATGGCACGCACCATGCGTTTCCGTTTCCTGCCCTCATCAATGTGCTCAAGCCACTGCCTTTCATGATCCTCGTGCAACATCGGCATCTCAGGCTCTATGAAAGTCCGCCCCTGCAGAACATTCCACGCGGCGTCCTGTTGAGCCGGTGCCATAGGCGCGGCTGCAATCAACCGCGCCTGGCAAACCGCCCTCAAGTTCGCCGCCGTGCGCGCAGGGCTGTACATAGGCACGTCAACCGGCAAAAGGAAATAAACATCAGTTTTTGCTCTTTCCTCTAACGGGACGTATTGCTCAGTCACGCGCACATAAGGACATACCGGGGGGATTTCAAAGTAGCTCTCCGCTTGCTTCGCAACTATTGCTAATTGCGGAGGAAACCGCGAGCTCCTCTTCACTGACTCCCTCACCTCCCGGTACTGCCAAGGTTGGGAATGATAATGGTCAACAAACTGGCTCCAAGGGCTACA